GAAAACAAACTAAACTATCATAATGTCTGGACACAAAGGTTTAGCAAAATGGTTTAAGCAGGACTGGGTTGATATTGGTTCTAAGAAAAAAGGTGGAGGCTTTGCTAAGTGTGGTAGGTCAAAACTTAAAGCAGATAGAAAAAGAAAATATCCAAAGTGTGTGCCTGCAGCAAAAGCAGCAAGAATGACAGAGAGTCAAAGAAGATCTGCAGTAAAACGTAAAAGAAGTAAAGCTCAAGGTGTTGGAGGTAAACCAACTAATGTTAAAACATTTGCAATGAATGGCATGGATACTAGAAGAGCAGGTGCAGCAGTAAAAGGATTTGGGTTTAGAGGTGTCTTCTAAAAGACGAGATCCTAAAGTTGGCACGGGCAAAAAACCAAAAGGTAGTGGCAGGAGACTTTACACGGATGAGAATCCACGCGATACTGTATCTATCAAGTTTGCTACTCCTACTGATGCTAGAAAGACAGTTGCAAAAGTTAAAAAGGTTAAAAAGCCGTACGCTAGAAAAATTCAAATTTTAACAGTTGGTGAACAAAGAGCAAAGGTGATGGGTAAATCAAAAGTTGCTTCTATATTTAAAAAAGGAAAAGATGCCATTAGAAAAGCAAATAAAAAATGATATACGTAAATGGTCTAGATTAAATCTAGAAGTTCCTAATCAACATTTAAATGGTATGCCTGCTTGTCCATTTGCTAAAAAGACTTGGGCAGACAAAAAGGTATTAATTAAAATTAAACAAAAAAATAAATGGTATAAGACAGAGCTTAATAAAGAGTTAGATAATTTAAATTTTATTAAGCATGAAATATTAATATTTTGTGATCCATATTTTAGTTACACGTTAGATGATTTTCAAGATATTATAGATTCTTATAATTTTTGGTATAATCGCAAAGATATATATTTTATGGGTTTTCACCCTCGAGGCACACCTACTTTAGAAGAACATGCTTTTTTGGTAGATCCAGGTCCCCAGCAGTCATACGATGGAGAGTTAGAGTATTCTATGATGCTTATACAAAAGTTCTCGCAATTACAGGAAGCTTCTGATAAATTACACAAGGCTGGCTATTACGATGGGTGGCCAAAAGAATACTACAATGAGGTGGTTAAATCGCGATATAAAACTTATAATAAAATAAGGAGATCTCTATGAAGAAAAAATCTGTGATGGCTCGTGGTGGAATGAAGACTAAAATGCGTGGCGGTATGAAAACTAAAATGCGTGGAGGTATGGAAACCAAAATGATGGGCGGAATGGGTACTAAAATGAAACCTACAATGAAGGGTGGAAATAGTACAAAGAGAAAAACTAAGAAAAAATCTGTTAAGAAAAAAGGTAGAAGATAATGCCAACTTATGCATCTACAGCTAGCTTTGATTTATCGATAGACGAGATAGCAGAAGAAGCATATGAACGATGTGGTTTGCAAGTTCGTAGCGGATACGATTTGCAAACTGCAAGGCGTTCACTTAATCTTATGTTAGCTGAATGGGCAAACAGAGGATTAAATCTTTGGACTATTCAATTACAAGAAAAAACTATTGCTGCAACTACAACTAGTTTAACAGGAACAAGTTTGTTTGGATCAGGTGCTAATGATTCTCAACAAATAGTTGATATTACTGATGTGGTTATAAGAGATAGCAGTAATAATGATTTTAGCGCAACTTCAATAAGCAGATCAACTTATTTAAATTATGCAGTCAAAACAACCAGCGGAAGACCAACTCAATACTATTTTGAACGTACGATAAACCCAACACTATTTCTATATCCTGCAGCTGATACAACGTATACTCTACGTTATTACGCTCTTGTTCGCATGTTTGATGCTGGTGATTACACCAATAATGCTCAGATACCTTTTCGTTTTCTTCCATGTATGACCGCTGGATTAGCTTATTACATTGCTATGAAAAAAACGCCAGACAGAATTCAATTACTAAAACAAGTTTACGAAGACGAGTTTCAAAGAGCGGCAAACACTGATGGTGAGAGAACAAGTGTTTTCTTAACACCAAAATCTTATCTTCCTAGCGTCTAATGGGTAAGTACGCATCTGGAAAATTTGCACAAAGAATATCTGACAGATCAGGTATGGCTTTTCCATATAATGAAATGGTAAAAGAGTGGAATGGGTCTACTGTTCACATAAGTGAATACGAAGAAAAGCATCCTCAACTAGAACCATTACCGATAATAAATGATCCTCAATCTCTTGAAAATGCAAGAGCTCAAATTGCTGATTCTACTTGTTTTGTAGGGTTGATAGGAGTCAATACAAATAGATTTGCTAGTGTGGGCATGCAGCCTAAAACTGAAGCTAAAGAAACTAGATTGCAGAGCTTTGCAGGAAATGTTACAGTGAGCACGTCATGAGTGATTACACCGATTTATTGAGTAATGTTAGAGATTATACTGAAACAACTTCAGATGTATTAACAGATGCAATAATTAATCAATTTATTGTCTCAACAGAAGACAAGCTTAGAAGAACTGTGGATCTTTCATATTACAGAAGATATGATACAGCTACTCTAACTATAAACAATCCATTTTTGCCTTTACCAGGAGATTGGGAGGCAACTAGATACGTGCAACTAATAGATGGATCAGATAATAGAACATTCTTGATACAAAAAGATATTTCGTTTATGAATGAATTTGCGCCAAATAGAACATCAACAGGAGCTGGTACTCCCAAGTATTATGCTGTTTATGATAATGATACTCATATGTTGGCGCCAACCCCGAACGCTGCATTAACTGTAGAGCTCGCATACACGTACAAGCCGCCTGTTTTATCCAGTACGACAACGTCGAATTGGGTTAGCCAAAACGCTCCAAACGTGCTTTTGTATGGTTGTATTCTAGAGGCACTTGGATACTTGAAAGGTCCAGCTGATATGATACAATACTACGATAAAATGTATAATCAGTCTGTACAGGCTCTAGCCACATATGAGATGGGGCGTGACCGTAGAGACGAATTTCGAGATGGCGTTATTCGTATCCCTCTCGAGTCTAGGAACCCATAGGAGATTATTATGGCAATTACACAAGCTGTAGCAAATAGTTTTAAAGTGGAGATCCTGAAAGGCCTACACGATTTTACGGCTACGACGGGGAATGCTTTTAAACTAGCGCTATATGATAACGAAGCAACATTAAGCAAATCAACAACTGCTTTTCAACAAACTGATGAGGTAGCAAACTCAGGTACTTATTCTGAGGGTGGCGGAGCTTTAACTTCTGTTACACCAACTTTATCAAGTGACACTGCTGTATGCGATTTTAATGACATATCATTTACAAGTGCAACTATTTCTGCACAAGCTGCTGTTATTTATAACAGTTCGACTGTATCTGGTTTGACAACAAACGCAGCAGTATGCGTTCTTGATTTTGGTGCTGTTAAATCTTCAACTGCTGGTACGTTTACTATTACGTTTCCTGCTGCTGAAGCAACTGCTGCAATTTTAAGAATAGCATAGGAGATAATACATGGCCTCTATCCAAGGATGGGGCCGACAAACTTGGAACAGTGGTGCCTGGTCAGAGCAAGCACCTGTATCTGTTACAGGTAATGGCCTCACGTCATCTCTAGGTACTGAGACAGTTACCACTGACCAAAATATATCAGTAACAGGTATTGGACTTACCTCTACGGCAGGGACTGCTGTAGGCACAGGTTTAGCTCAAGTTAATCCTACTGGTATTGCACTCACTGCATCATTAGGTGAAGAATCTCTTTCTACAGATCAAAACATATCAGTAACCGGATTAGGCACAACTTTATCTGTAGGTAATGAATCTACATCAGTTACAAAAACTACAGGTTGGAATCGTGATACTGATATTAACACGGGCGGATCTATTGGTTGGAGCGATCAACAATGGGGCGCTGTAGGAATAGCACAAGCTGTAACAGGTCAAGCTTTAACAGCTTCATTAGGTGAAGAGTCGCCTGCAACAGATCAAAACATTTCTGTTACAGGACTAGGCACTACATCCGCTATAGGCACTTTCTCTATATCAGGTGATGGACAAACAACTATCGTAGCTGGCGCTGAAACAGCTATGCAGTCGTCTGTTGGCACAGTGGAGGCAGATCCAGAATTTGTTGTATTCCCAAGTGGTAATGCTTTAACATCAGCTGTAGGCACAGTCGAAACATCTGTATTTGTTACAGGTATAGGCATGAGTCTTAGCCTTGGTGAAGAAACTCAAGAGACGAGCTATGAAGCTCCAAGCGTATCAGCTACTTTTAGTTTTGGAACTTTAAATATTCGTACAGATGTAAGCTTTACAATAACAGGAGTTTCTGGTACAAGTGCAACTGGTACTTTACAAGGCACCTTCTGGAGCCAAGTAGATGACTCAAACAGCGACATAAGTTGGACTGAAGTTCATAAGGCTGCATAAAAGTTTTGACAAACTTTAAAATAATCATTAATTTTAATTTAGGAGATTAAATGGCATCAACTTATTCGACAAGTTTGAAAATAGAACTTCAAGCAACCGGAGAAAATTCTGGGACTTGGGGTACCATCACAAATAATAACTTTTCACAAGTTTTTGAATTTGCTATTGCTGGTGTATATGCAAAGACATTATCTGGCACAGGCCCTACAACTTTAACTACTGGTGATGGCCCACAATCTCAAGCAAACAATGAAGCTAGACAAAACCAAATAATCTTTTCAGGAACAATTTCTACAACTCACATTGTGCAGTTTCCTGCTGTGCAAAAAACATACGGTTTATATAATAATATTTCTGGCGGTGCGGACGTCACTGCAAGGCTAGGTGCTACAGGAAACACAGTTACAATATCAAATGGTAAATACAGATTAGTTTCTACAGATGGAACTAACTGGTATGATATATTTACACTCGCTGGATTAGGTGAGACATGGATTAAAAAAACATCAGATTATACTGCGTCAGCAGGTGATAATATTTTTGTTGATACATCGGGTGGAGCAGTGGCAATAACTTTACCAAGCTCTGCAGCTATTGGTGATCAAGTAAAATTTATAGATGCAGAAGGAACTTTTGCAACTCACAATCTGACTGTAAATAGAAACAGTCACAAAATTCAGGGATCTGAAGCAAATTTAACAGTATCAACTAGTGGATCTGGCTTTGCGTTGGTGTACAATGACAGTGACAATGGTTGGAGATTAAAGTATAACGATTAATTATGGCTAACTTACAAGATATTACGAATAGAAGTGAAGTAGGAACAATTAAACCTTGGGGTAAAGCTACAGCTCCTGCAGGTTATCTTTTATGTGATGGTTCAGCTGTATCAAGAACTACTTACGCAGATTTATTTGCTGTAATTTCTACTACTTATGGAGCAGGTGACAGTTCAACAACTTTTAATGTTCCAGATCTTCAAGGTAAGTTTCCTCAAGGTAAAAGTGGAACTACAAGTTTAGCAGGCACAGGCGGTGCAAATACAGTTACTGTTGCTGTAACTAATAACCAAGCTGCAACAAATTCTACAAACCAATCTGTGACTATTACTGGTAGTATTTCAAATACTTCTTTAACAACTGCACAATTAGCTTCGCATTCTCATGATATGTACAATTCTGGTACAACAGAAGCATGTTTTATCCCATTCTCTAGTAATAGAAACCCAAGCACTACCATACCAGCT